ACTAGTATCTGTATTATTTATATTTGTACTAGTATCTGTATTATTTATATTTGTACTAGTATCTGTATTATTTATATTTGTACTAGTATCTGTATTATTATTTCTTTTAAAACTAACAATAATACCAGTTTTACCATTTTCATCTATATAAATTTCTTTAATTAAAATAAAATTTAAACTACTATCTAAAAAATATTTTTTATTATAACGCAAATCAATATTTGATTTTAAATCACCATACTTTAATAATGGAATAAATGATTTATTTATATCAATTTGCTCTAAATCTTTAACATATGAAGTAATAGGAATATAATTATCACTACTATCTACAAAATATTTTTTTTGACTATTATCTATAATGTATTTTCCTTGAAAATCTGTAATATCTTGTTCTTCAGGTGTTAAACCATTATAAATATACATTAAATATTTATTACCATCATTTATAGGGGGTAATTTTATAGTTGATGTATCATATAATATTTTAATTTCCCATTCAGTAGCTTCATTAGGATTTTCTGTATAAATTGGTTTAGTATTATTTGATCTATTTTTAATAAATTTTATTTTTAATATTTGAAATAAATCTTGTGAATAAATTATTTGAGTTCTTGAACCTATAAAATATATTTTATTATTAAATATATTATTTTTAATTTGATTTTCAATTACATAATCATTATTTATATATTTTTCAGTTTTTATTATATAATTTGAATTAGTTATAGAATAATTTTTATTTACTAATATATCAGTTAATTGGTAATTAATTGTATTATTAATTGTATTTTTTTTATAAAAATATAATAAAGGTTCTATATTACTTTTAGTTTTAATACTAAGAATTAAATTAATTATTATATTTTTATTATATATTTGATTATCTAAACTATCAATATTATAATTATTTTGTTTTTCTTCAATATATTTTATCAATTTAATTTCAGGATTTGGAATTATATAATCTGTTAATTTTGAAATTAAAGTTTGATAATAATCAGATGATGTCATAATTTTTCTATCATCATTTATTTGTAATAAATGTAATAAATATTGCATTTGTAAAGGATAATAAAAATCTTTAATATTGTTTTCTTTATTAGTATAATTAAAACATAATTGATTTAATTCATTTATTAAAATATTATTAGAATTAGAATTAGAATTAGAATTAATTGGAGATATAAATTGTTTATCTAATATTTTATAATCTTTTATTTGTAAATAAACGTTACTTTTATTTAATGAGTTAGTATTATCTAACCAATTATATATATTAACAATATTATCATTTATAAAATATGGAAAATATGTAAAATCAGTAAACCTTTCTAATATATAATTTATATTGTTTGTCGATAAATTAAAAACACTTTTATCTGTTCTTAATAATATTTCTGTTGATATATCATTATTATATTTTGCTTCTAATTTAGGTAATTCACAGTATAACATTAAATTTTGTAATAAATCACCATAATTTGGAATTTTTAAATTATGTTTATTGCCAAATTTTGTAGGACATTTAAATTTTATATTTAAATCTTGAAATGAAAATGGATGAGAAGTTTTATAAATTATTTTAAAATGACTAAAATTTAAATTATCAATTAATAATTGATTATCTGTACAGCTAACTAATTGTAGCAAACCTCCAGGCATTATTAATTTATTACTATAAATTAATAAATTAATCTTTAAATTATCAAATAAATTATAAATTAAATATTTAAATTATAATTTAAATTCTACATTTTTTTAGTCTATCTTTGTATTTGACTCTATAAATATATTAATAATTAAACAAATATAATAGAATAATATTATTTCCACCAATTATTTTATCTTTTAATTCTTCAATTTCAATATTTTATTTTTTTATTCCTTAAGTGACCGAATGTTTTTATATTTGTTTATTTAATAATAATTTTAGTGTCCGAATTTTTTTTGATCACTAGTCATTTAAGATATGCTAGTTAATATTTATTATTAATAAATTATTTTTAATTAAATTAATATTATTTTCTATTATAAATAATATTATAACTTTCTTGTATTGATACCATTATAATATATTATATCATATAAGTAATCATAAGTCTCTTTAAACTCTAACAAATAAAAAAAAGTCAGGTTACTAAGATATTTTATACTTTATTTATGTAATATTATTTATATCAATTTTATTATTAAAAAAATTATAACAATTAATAATATAATCATAATTATATGATAAATAACAAATAAATAAAATTAAAAATAATGAAACTTTATATTCAAACTTTTTAAAAAAAAATCTCTCTCTCTCTGGAGAAATATTTTATTTTTATTTTTTTATAACTATATATGATATAACTAAATTATAGCTATATACTATTTAATTAAAAAAAAATTTAATAAAATCATTATAAAATTAATTAATTAATATAAAAATTAATTTATAAATTTATAATAATAAATTTATAAATATGGTAACTTATAAATGCGAAAAATGTAATAAAGAATTTAATCAAAAATGTAATTACATTACTCATATTAATAAAAAATTTTCATGTATTAGTACAAATGAAGAAAAAAATATAATAAATTATAAATGTGAAAAATGTAATAAAGAATTTAATCAAAAATGCAATTATATAACTCATATTAATAGAAAAATTCCTTGTAATGGTATTGATTCAAAAAATAATGAATTGTTGTTAAGAATAAAAGAATTAGAAAAAAAATTATTAGACGTAGAAAAAGAAAATTATTTTAAACAAAATAAAATTATAATATTAGAAGAAGAAAATAAAAGAATAAATGAATTATATAATAATTTATTAGATAAATGCATTAAAACTAATAATACTAATAATACTACTAATATTATAAATAATACAAATACTATAAATAATAACAATAACAATAATACTATTAATATAACATTAACAAATTTTGGTAATGAAGATTATAATAAATTAACAAATGATGAACAACTAAAAATATTAAAATCTAATAAACAATGTATAACTAATTTAATAAAATACTTACATATTAATGATCGTTTACCAGAATATAAGAATATATGTATCAAAAATTTAAGAGGTAAAGGAGGATATTTATATGAAGGTAATAAATGGCTACATTGTAATTTTGAAAATTTATTAATGAATTTATTTAAAAATAAAATTAATGATTTAGAAAAAATACTAAATAATAATGAAGGATTAAATAATTTTAATAATAATTATATTCAAAATCTAATTGAAAATTATACCGATGATATGAATACATTTATAAAAAATAATAAAGATAATATAATAAATATGTTATATAATAATACTAAAAATTATAAAATTTTATAGAATAGTTTATGATTTTAATAAAAATAAATTTTTATTAAAATCATTAAATAATCAAAAGATTATATTTGACTTAATAAATATATTTAAAAAAATTAGGATAATTTAATATTTATAGTTGAATAGGAATATATAAATTTATATTGAAAAAGCTAAATTTGCCATACCTTCAGATATTTTTAATATATTAATACTTCGTGCATAAAATAAAAGGGAAATATTTTGTTCCATATATTCAAAATAATCATTATTAATATTAATAAAAGCTTGATTAGCATCTAATAAACCCATATTGCAAGTACCACTTGGTTGATATTGTTCTGGATATATCGCAAAAGAAAATAAATAAATACCTGGTGAAGGAATATTTTTATGATATTTCCATGGCATTAATAAATTATAATAAAACCCATCTCGAGTAGATATTCTTTCAGTACTATTAAAATTAATAGATAATGAATCAATTGTATTTTCTGTATTTGTAATATTTAATAGTTCAATATATCCATAATCATTTAAATGAAAATCTTCATTTATTATTATACTAGTTTCATCAGTATTTATAACTTTGTATATTTTATTATAATATTTACTATTATATATTTTAATATTATCACCTTTTTTAATTAAATGTTTATTAATAATTACCAATTTAATTTTATTATTTAATAAATTAATAACATTATTAAATTTAAATATTTTTACAAAATCGTATCTGTGCCATAATTTTGTTTTACTTACCCATATTAATTCTTTTATTGGATTAACAAAATATAATAATTGATTTATATTTTTAGAATTAATATTATTAATTGGTAAATATTGATTTTGATCAATTAAATATTCTAATGTATTCATACCAAATTTTTTTCTTTCTTCTTGTTCTATATAAACATAATCTATATATAATGATACATTTAAAATATTTATTATTTCATTAATATTAACATTATCATTTAAATTATTTTCTGTTGTTTCTATTAAACAACATTCTGATAATTCTTTTAACTTTAAATTTATTTGAATATCATGATATCTTAAAGCTAATGCAGGTAATGAAACACCTGTATATTTAGAAAACCAAAAGGGTAATGGTATAAATAATGAATATGATGGTTTCTTTTCAGAATTATATGTATATAAACTAGGAATATTACCTATTATATTATTAAAATTTTTAATTTGATTAGGTGATACTGTTAATTCATACCAAATATTTAACATATCTGAATTTAATCGATCTATAACTTGTCCACCAATTGAAATATCAATATTATCTATTAATCTTAATCCTATTTTAGGTAACCATGAAAAACGATAATAATCAATTTTTTCAATTTCTAAAATATTTTTTATATTTTTTAATTCTTCAAATAATTGATTATTATATAATAAAGTATTTTCACGATAATTTATTAAAAATATTTTTAATGCTTCTTTAAACTCCTGATTTTTTAATATACTATAACTTGAATATTGATATAATGTTTTTAATGATGAATCAAAAATGTAAACAATATCAAAATTAAAATTATTATTTATTTTTTTTATAAATATATTTATAAAATTATTATTATATTTGTTATATTCAATCCAATAATCAGATTTTTTAAATTGATTTATTATATCTAATACTGAATTATAATTACCAGCAATACTTAACACTTCTTTCCATAATTGCCTCCATAAAATAAAAAAATATTTAATAAATATTTTATAATTTAGAAATAATTGATTTAGATTATTATATTGAATTAATAAATTATTAATTAAATTAGATTTATTATTGGGATGAATAATTGAATTTGTTAATATTGGTATATTAACTTCAGGTAAATCTATTTTTAAATAAATATGACTTATTAAATCACCTGTTTTCGCTAAGGTACATGTTACAGATTCTCCAAAATTAGGATTACCATCAAAAAATTCTTCTAATGTTTCTATAGAAAAATTTGTATATCTATAAAAAACCATTTTAAAAAAAGTAATTTGAGGTTTTGAAGTTAAAAATAAATCTTCATTTGTTGAAGATACTATTTGTAATAAACCACCACCCATTTAATAATATTAATATTATAATATAAACTATATTTAAGTATAATTATTATAATAAAAAAATTTATTATATATAATATATATATATATATATAATGGAATTTAATGATGAAATATATTTGCAAAAATATAAAAATTATAAAAAAAAATATTTGGAATTAAAAAATTTAAATAATAATTATTATAATAATGATTTAACAGGAGGTGGACCTTCGCAATCTGAAGGAGGAATGTTTGAATGGGTTTTTGGAAAAAAAAATAATCAAACACAAGTTATTGAAAATAATAAAAATATTAACAATGGACAATATAAAAGTGTTCCTGTACAAAATATAATAGTTCAATCTATGGATGTAAAACAACCACCACCAGATCCAAGTACTACTGATGGTGAATATTTAGTTTTCTTTTTAAAAGATGAAGAAGGAGAATATTTATCATCTAATTTATTAAATAGTCATAAATTATTTGTTCAAGAAAATTATGAACCTCAAATTAAAGAAGGATTACCTTTTGCAAATATTAATCAATTTAATCTTTCATTTAATGAAACAGGATATATTATTATTAAAAGAGGTAATGAAATTACGTTTACTATGATAAATAATAAATTTGAACCTGATTTTTATAAAAAACTTGAATTATTAAAACAAAAATTTAACATTGGTAATAACAATGAAGATAGAATTATTACAGATTTAACAAATAATTGTTATAAAACATATACTGATAATGTAAATGAAAAAATAACTAGTAGTATTAATGATATTAATAATCTTGAAGTAAAAACAAAATTAAATACTGTATTACAAGGATTTAATGAAAAAAATAGTAATGATCAAAAACAATTATATCATCAACATAGTGAATTAAAGACAAAATTATCTGAAATATTAGAAAATAAAGAATTTTTAAAATATAATACTTACACTTTTAAAATAGCAGATTATTATTTTGGTAGAGAAAATTCTGAAAAATTTTTAACAGAACTAGCTGATAATATAATTAAATTTACAAATAGAGAAGCTGAAAAAGAAAATATAAAATTTAATATGATTATTAAATTTAGAAGAGATGGTAATCATTATACTTTTGCAGATTATATTCACAAGTACTCAATATCAATTACTAAGATGTATACTAAAATTGTATCTTCATTAGCTAAAAAAAGATATGATAACTTTAGTAGTGTTGATGAACAAATTAAATCTTAATATAAAAATATTGGTTTTTGATGTCCAACATGTAATATTGGTACAATAATTGGTTTTATTCCTGTTTCTTTATAACAATTTTGACAAAAACTACAATCTTCAGATGATAAATCCTTATAACCATCTATATCTTGTAAATTAAGTGTAAAATATGGATAAGTCATTTTTTCAAATATATTTCTATGTATCTTTACAAATCCAAAACCAACAAAATCAGCTTCTAAATATTCATTTGGTCTTTCTTTTGCTAATTCTAATAATTTATCTCTATCAAAAAAAGGCATAAATTTATTTTTTTTAAAAAATTCAATATCCCATTTTCCAGCCATAACTTGATTACCCAAATCTGAAATATACCAACCTGATACAAAAGGATGATCTATTTTAATCAATAATTCTATTTGTTCCATTGTAAATTGAATGTCGCTATCTAACCATATTAACCATTTTGCATCTGTTGGGTTAGGATTCATAAAACCTTTACCTCCTGTTGCTAAATGATTTCTTGCAAAATTATGCATTTTTCCTGTTGTTATTAAAATATCTGCATTATTTTTATCACACCATGATCTTAATTTTAGTAATTGTTCTAATAATTTACCATTAATTGTTGAACCGATTGGTATTAAAAAAATATAATCTAACATTATATTTTTTTTGTAGTAATAATCCTTTATATCTCTTATTTATAATTTTATGTTAAGATTAGTTTTAATATTCTTAAGAATAATAAAAGTTAGATTGTAGTATTATTTAATTATTATATTATAATATAATATTATATTATAAGTGACTTGATGATTTACAATTTGTTTAATTAATATTAATTTATGTGAGTGATTTTTTTATTATATTATTATATTTTAATATTATAATATAATATATATATATATATATATATTATGATTTTTAAGAATTATGATAATAATGACGATACTATTGAATATTATCCTAGAGAAAAATATCCTGCATATAAAGTACTATTATGGATAATTACTGTAATTTTAATATTACCAGGAATATTTTCATTAAGCCATTGGAGATATAGACCTGAATTACCAATAATATTATTAAGTAGTGGTTTGTTTTTTTTGTTAATATCTATTTTGGTACATTTTTATTTATAAATTTATATTTTATATGCTAGCTATATACTGCCAACCATTATATTCACATATTTTTTTCCATATTTGATCATGTTCATATAATTTTTCTTTAGATTTAAGAAAAGGGAATGATGTTAATAAATGATCAGCTTCTAATAATTCAAATAATTTATGAAAAACATAATTATTATTTAAAAAATTTTTTCTATTTTTTGGTTTATATAATAAAAATGGTTCTTGTACTTTTTTAAACATTTGCCTTAACTTATCTTCTAATTCTCTTGATAATGATGGTGGAGGTATACCATTCAATTTATTAATAATATAAGGAATATGTTCATAATAGAAATTTAAATTTAATTTTTTTAAAATAGCCCTGATAGTATAATTATTAAGAGTTGAAAGATCTTCAATTCTTAATTTATTTATTTCTTCAATAATACGTTCAAAAACTTCATTTGGTATTTCAGTACTTTCTTTACCTTGAAATTGATTTAATAATTCAGAAAAATGATTCATTCTTTTATATCCATTTGTCTTATTTTCAATAATTTGATCTTTATAATTTGGCATATCACTATCAACTAATATAAATTCACAATTACCACATTTCATACATGTTATTAGACCATCTTGTAAATGTAAAATTTTATCAACATTACAATTAGTACAAACTCTTATATTATTTTTTTTTTTAATATTAATATCAATTTGATCAGTTCTTTTTAAATATTTATTAAAAAGTTGTGCTTTATCATCTTTTTGTTTAATATTAAAAATATTTATAATATTATCATTATTATCATCATAATATTTACTTAATAAATCAATAGTATTATTAAAATAATCAAGAGTATCATACATATTATTATAATTATCTAATTCATTTTCAACATCTTTAATTTGATCTTTTAACTTTGCTTTTTTAATTATATCATTTTCAGTATAATTAATTGGCTTCATATTATTTATAAAATTATATTCTTCTTTTAATTTATCCAATTTACTGTCTAACTTAGACATATTTTTATCTCTTTTTTCAAATTCTTTCATTTTATCTTGATGTTTACTATCAAGAGTTCCATGAATTAATAAAGATTTATTTAAAACGTTATTACAAAAAGATGAATATTTAATATTTTTATCTTTAAAATTTGATGAAAAATCAGACATTATAAATATTTATATATAAATAACTAATAACTTTATATATATTTATATTGAAAAAAATATATATAATTTAATTAACAAATATCGTTTTTTTATAAATTTTTTTTCTAATATTATAGTATATATATCAAACATGGGAGGCGGTCTTATCCAACTTTAATCGATAGAGTTGAACAGTCGACTATCTTATTGGTTCCATGTAATACCAATAAGAGTAAATAGTGTAATACATGGTTAAATATAATCGGCTAGTCATAATTATTTATGGCGATACCATTAAATTGCGGGAAACTCCTTAGAATCTTAACTACTTCTTATATTTTGTGAAAAATATAATGCCTTTGGATAATGATCAAAGGGATAGTAAAAACGTTAAGAATTGGACAATCCGCAGCCAAGCAACTTAATATATATGGGTAAAATATTAAGTTGAAGGTTCAGAGACTATAATGGGTAGGCTTGAGAAAATTTCCCAATTTTCGTAGATAGCTTAAGGTATAGTCCCGCTTATATTGAAAAATATAAGATATACGGGTCGCGTATGGTGCTCAAGATGTTTACCTAACTGGTAATCCTCAAATCACCTATTTCAAGGTTGTCTATAGAAGACATACCAACTTTGCAGTTGAAAGTATTGAACAAACTTTCTCTGGTGCTGCTGACTTCGGTCGTAAATGTTCTGCTACTTTACAAAGAAACGGAGATTTAGTAACTAATGTATATTTACGTGTTGTTTTAAGTGCCGGTACTAAAATAAACAGTAATTCAGATGAAAAATGGGCATGGGTAAGAAAAATAGGTCATGCTTTAATTTCATCTGTCGAATTAAATATCGGTGGTACTAAAATTGATAAACAATATGGTGATTGGATGAATTGCTGGTATGAATTATCACGCAAATTTGGACAAGATCGTGGTTATGCCAAAATGATAGGTAATACTCCTGAACTTACTCAATTAGCTGATAGCCATAAATCAGCAACTTTATATGTTCCTCTTTATTTCTTCCACTGTACCAATGATGGACTTGCTTTACCTCTTATCGCTTTACAATACCATGATGTACGTTATGAATTTGAATTCCGTAAATTAGAAGAATGTATCGTCACTTCTGGTTTCGGAACTTCTACCCCTGGTGCTGGAATGGGTCTTCGTATGGATGCAGCTTCTCTTTTTGTTGATTATGTATACTTAGAATCAGAAGAACGTAAGAAATTTGCTCAAAATGCTCATGAATATTTAATTACTCAAGTACAATTCACTGGTGAAGAATCTGTTTCTATTAACAGCAATAAATTCAGACTTAACTTCAATCATCCTTGCAAAGCATTATACTGGAACCTTAAACTTGGACGTTACACAAATCCTTCTGGAGCTTATAAATTCCTTGCATATGATCCTGCAGATTCTAATAATATGCGTCTTCAAGCCACTAAACGTTTCGTTCTTGCTCTTGCTAAATATGATGCTAGTGGTAGTTCACTAGAATTATCTAATAACAAATTACAACTTACAGTAGAAACTAATGCTCCTGCTAGTGGTTCACCATTAGCTAGCAAATTTAATGCTGCAAATGCAGTAGCTATTACAAATGTAGATCTTGATGTTGATAATATTACTATTCTTGGTGATCTTCTTTCACTTGAAGATGCTTCTAAACCAGTCTCGCAATTATTAGGTTCTGTAGCTCGTGCTGCTAAAGGAGAAGGATCTGAAGCATATGATGTTGTTCTTAGACAATATGATAATTATGGTGTATATCTTAATGGTTCTGAAAATCCAGTACAAAAAGTACTTTTACAACTTAATGGTCATGATAGATTTTCTGAAAGAGATGGAACATATTTCAATTACGTTCAACCTTGGCAGCACCATTCTAACACTCCCTCAGATGGTATCTGCATGTATTCCTTCTCTCTTAATCCTGAAGATCATCAACCATCAGGATCTTGCAATATGTCACGTATTGATAATGCTACTCTCAATCTCACTTTCGGCGTTGATGGAGTTCCTGATTTCAAATCTGCATACCTTGCGGATGACAGCAAGATCTCCATTTATGCACTAAATTACAACGTCCTCCGTATCCTATCTGGTATGGGAGGCCTTGCTTTAGTTTATAGAGCAGAAAAGTTACTCGCCATTGTAATTGGGCTCTTACAATGGAAAAACGTTATGACTCCCACTTGTTGTTTGTAACTAGTCAGATTAAATTCTGGCGACAAGACTAAATTGACGGGAAACCCCTTAGAGCTCTTGTTACCACTCTAATTTTGAAAGATTTTAGAGGACCACGGTTAATAGCCGTACCCAATGGTAAAAAAGCAAGAGATTGGGCAATCCGCATCCAAGCTCCTACAGCCGTTATTGATTAGGCCATGGAGAAGGTTCAGAGACTAGATAGTTTTGGGTTCTAGATAATTAATCATTATCGACAATGAACTTAAGGTATAGTCCGGCTATAATTGAGAAATTATAGAGTTACCGATTCAAACTAAATCGCATATTTAAAAAATATAAAAATTTAAAAAAAATTAAAAAATTTTTAAATAAAATATATAACTATTACAAAATTTTATAAAAAACTTTGTAATAAAAAATATTGAACTTTAGACTATTAGGAAACTAAAAGATTTACTATTCTAAATAAAATGAGTGAAAAAATTAATATCTCAAAATTTATTAATATTAAAAAAGAAGAAATAAAAATTACCAAAGAAATTAATAATAAAATAATTGAATATAATGATAAAAAATATATTGTTGCATATACACCTTATAAAGATGAACATATATTATTTGTCTTTGACGAAAATGATAAAGAAAAAGTATGTTTTAATTCATGGTTTTTTCAAAATCAAGATAATGGAGGTTATTTAAGAAAAGATTATATTGATAGTGAAGGACTAAAAAAACCATTATATTTACATAATGTTGTAATGAATAAAATAACTTTTGAAGGTAAAGGACAACAACAAACAGTTGATCATATTAATAGAATTGGTCGTGATAATCGTAAAGAAAATTTACGCATATTAACTTCTCAAACAGCTCAAAATTTTAATACTAAAAAAAGGGAACGTAAAGTTGAACTACCTGAAGATTGTGATATTACTTCAGATATGATTCCTAGAAATGTTTGGTATATACATCCAAATGGTAAACATGGAGATGGATTTTGTATTGAAATTAGAGGTGTTCAAACGTTAAACAAAGGACATTTTAAATGGAAAAGTACTAGATCTACAAAAGTATCATTAAAAGTTAAATTACAAGAAACTATATTAAAACTTGAAGAAATAAAAAAGAATAATCCTGAATTAGAAGAATTTTCAAATTTAGGTAATGAAGAACGTCGTATCGAATTAATTAACTCATTTAATGCTATATTAGAAAAAAGTGGTTATCCTGAAGAAGTAATTAAAGCTAATTTAGTGCAAATTGTATCAGATGCTCCAGTTGAAGTATCTATTACTAATAATGAAGAACAAATGGCAAAAACAATAACTGATTTACATTATTCTGGTAAAAAAGTAGATAAATTACCAAAAGATTGTGGTATTACTCCAAATATGATACCAAAGTATTGTTATTTTAAACCAGCAAATAATAAAAATGGTGAATGTTTTGTAATAGATAGACACCCAGGATTACCTGATAAAAAACAATGGTGTACATCATCAAGTAAAAAGGTAGATATCAAAACTAAATTTGATTCATTAATTAATAAAATAAATGAAATAACTATTAAAGATTAAATTATAAATTTTTTTTATAATTTTTAAAAAAATTATTAATAATTAAACTTATTTAATTTTTTATTTTTAATTTATTAATTGGTATTTCATTTAATAAATTATTATAATTTTTTATATGATAAAAAATTAAATGTATAACATTAAATATATTAAAATCTTTACTAAATGGATTATATCTAATAAAGGTACAATTTAACTTATTTTTTATTGCTTCTTCTCTAATATTATCATCTTCTTTTTTTTTATTATGTTGTAATTCATCACATTCTATTGCTAATTTATAATCAATGAAATATAAATCTATCCTATATTTATCACAATTATATTGATTTTTTATATTTTCATATTTAAAAACTGTTATTATTTGTGTAATAGTTTTTGTTTCTATACATTCATTAAAAGTATTTAAAATTTCTATATTAAGTATTTTCGCTAATTCTATAGCATTTTTTGATCTACTTTTATTTAATAATAATTTTATACCATCTAATGTTAAAAAATTAACATCTTGATAACCTCCTTTAGTTTTAATATTAAAAATATGTTTATATCTTTCATCAAAAAAGCGAATAGCTCCATTAATATTTACTAAACATAAAATTTTACTTATATCTCTAGCTTTATAAAATTTTATATTATCTTTTTCTAATGTCATATATATATATTCAATATTATCAATAATAATTTTAATATCTTCAATATTTTCAATCATCTTTATTTTATACATTAAATATTATTCAAAATTATACATGTTAAAATTTCAATATTTTATAGGAACGAGATGGACCATAATTTAAGAGAGCAAGGCCTTCTATAAAACTAATTTAAAGATTAGTCAATAATATTAAATATATAAAAAATGGATATTGTTAAAGCTTTTATATCAAATGAAGAAACTTGTAATATTAATATAATTGGTACATATGACGAACCTTTATTTCAAGCTAATCAAATAGGAAAACTATTAGGTATTAAAAATATTAGTGATTCTATTAGTCATTTTGATTGTGATGAAAAGGTTATAGATTTAATCTATACCTTAGGAGGACCTCAAAATGTACTATTTTTAACAGAATTTGGTTTATATAGACTTCTTGGTATGTCACGTAAACCAATTGCTAGAAAATTTCAAAAATGGGTGGCTACTGTAATTAAAGAAATAAGATTAAATGGTAAATATGAACTAGAAAAAAAACTTGAAGAAGTAATTGATCAAAATATTAAAGATCGTGAAAAACATACTCACGATACAATAATTACAAAATGGAACAATACTAATGGTTTATATATTGGAAGAATTAAATATATAGATAATAATAATATGTTAATTAAAATAGGAAGTACTGAACATATAGAAAGACGTTCTAAAGATTTAAAAAAATATTTTGGTAGTTTTGTATTATTAGATTTTTTTGATGCTAATAATTGTAGAAGTTTAGAAACAGCAATGAAAAATAATATTATTCTTAATAAATATAAATATGAATTTGATGTTAATGGAACTCTTTCTACAGAAACATATATTATTCCTAAAGAGTTTTATAGTGAATTAGTAATGATTATAAAAAATAAACAAAAAGATTATCAAGGTATGTCAGAACATTATATATTTGAACTTGAAATGAAAAAACAAGAGATTGAATTAATTGAAAAACAAAAACAATTAGAATTAATTAAATTACAAAATATACAAATTCAAAATAATTTACCTATTACAGTTATAAAAGAAGTACCTTATGAACAACCTATTGAAAAACAACGCGCTATATCAAAAGGTTATAAAATTCAAAAATATACTCCAGATGGAGAATTACTATGTACATATAATAGTTTAATTATTGCTTCTAGAAATGAAGAAAATATTTCTGAATCTGGTCTAAGAAAAGCAGTAATTAGAAAATCATTATATAAAGATCATAGATGGTTATTTCTTGATAGAAAATTACCAGATGATACAATTCAAGAATTAGGTGAAACTACTAAAATTGTAAAACAAAATCTTGAATTAATTGCTATGCTTGATATAAAAAAAGAAAATATTATACAAGTATTTCCAGATCAAATAACAGCCGCACAAAGTCGTAACTTAAATACTACAACTGGTATTTACAATTCAATTAAAAAAGATCGTTTATGTAGTGGACATTATTTTTGTCATTATAGTAAATGTTCAGATGCAATGAAAATTAGTTTTTTAGCTAATAATAAACTTCCAGAACGTAATAAAAGACATAATTCAAAACCAGTTAAAAAATTAAACCCAATTACTTTAGAAACAATAGAATCATTTAAATCATTTACTGATGTAATTTTAAAATATAGTATTACTTTAGACAAGTTAAAACAAGTTATTAATGATAATGTACCATATAAAGGTTTTAGATGGTCACACTAATTTAAAAATAATTGAAATTTAATAATACTAATTTATAAATTGTAATACTTTAAAATAATTAAAATGATAATTATTGTAATAATAGTTTTATTATTATGTAATATTTTAATACTAAATAATAAAATATATAAATTAACTAATAATTTCAAAAATAATGATGAAATTATGAAAAATAAATATGAAGATGAAATAAATAGATTATTAGAAATTATACAATATTATGATAATATTATTATTAATAATAATGATAAAGTTGCTAATAAAAAAATAAAAATAAATAAATATAAAAATGAAATTGATGAAAATAAATTTTTATTAGAAATTATGAAAAATAATAAAGATATTATGAAAAATAAATATGAAGATGAAATAAATAGATTATTAGAAATTATACAATATTATGAAAATACTATTATTATTAATAATAATAAAGTTGCTAATAAAAAAATAAAAATAAATAAATATAAAAATTTAATTGATGAAAATAATAAATTATTAGAAAATTATAAACTTTTAATAAAATTATGTTATCAATATTTTAAAAATAAACCTAGATATGATCAAATCACCCAAGACCAAAGAGAACATAGATATATATCTCAAAAACAAGGAATATTTATCTCTGATGTTTTAGGCTTAGGTAATCTGATTTTCGGAATGATTAATAAATATGATGATATAAAAATTGAAAATAATATATTGTTAAATAATAATATATTATTATATTATGATAATATAATACTATGTGATCAAGAAAAAGAAATACTAACATCTTTTAATAATAACATACTATCTATTGAAGGTATAATTAATAGAATACAATTAATATATATTACGAATGAATATATAAAATGGATCGGTCCATCTGAAATGCAAGATCCTCATTTATGTCAAACTATTAAACCAACTAAAATTAAAATTAATATTATAAATGATAAAATTATATTTTATTATAGATTAGTTGCACTTGAAAATACTAGAGAAGAACAAATTATTGAAAAAGAATTAAAATTAAAAGATTTAAGAACATTTAATTTTGATTTAAATTTAATGAATAGTTATGATTAGAATAAAATATAACAAGATATTATTATTTTATAAATATTTCAAGCTAATCAAGTAGCTAAAATTTTAGGTATTGTTAATATTAGTACGTCATTGGTAAATTTTGAATATGATGAAAAGGTGGTACGCCAGACAGAGACCCTTGGAGGACCTCAAAATGTACTATTTTTAACAGAATTTGGTTTATATAGACTTCTAGGTATGTCACGTAAACCTATTGCTAAAAAATTTCAAAGATGGGTGTCTACTGTAATTAAAGAAATAAGATTAAATGGTAAATATGAATTAGAAAACCAATTAAAAGATACAATTGAAAAATCAGAAGATAATAATGATAAATTTAGACATAAAACTATATTAAATTCTTACGATAATAAACCTGGTTTATATATTGGAAAAATAAAAAAAATAAAAAATAATAAAATGATTATTAAAATAGGTAGTTCTCACTCTTTAGATAAAAGAGCTACTGATTTAAAAAAATATTTTGGTAATTTTTATTTAATTGATTTTTTTCCAGCTAATCGTTATCGAGCATTTGAAAGATCTATTCATAATGATCCAAATATTAATAAATATAAATATACAGAAGAAATTAATGGTAATATATCAACAGAAACATATTGTATTACAACTCAATTTTATTCAGAATTAATTAGTATTATCAAAAGAAAAGAAAAAGATTATCAAGGTATGTCAGAGGAACAATATTTTGAAATGGAAAAACAAAAAAAAGAATTAGAAATATTAGAAAAGAAGAAAGAAATTGAATTACTAGCTTTACAAAAATTACAAATGCAAAATAATATTCCTGTAACTATTGTTAGAGAAATACCTTTAAAATTTAAAATAAATGAAAATTTAGTAACGAAGGGAACAAAAATACAAAAGTATTCAATAGATGGTAAATTGGTATGTACTTATAATAGTTTATGCAATGTTGCGAGAAAGGAAGATAATGTATCAGAATCAGGAATTAGAAAAGCTATAGTTAATAAAACAATTTATAAAAATTATAGATGGTTATATCTAGATCGTGAATTACCAGATGATACAATTCAAGAATTAGGTGAGACTAAAATAATAAAAAATATTAATTTAGGATATATTGCAATGTTAGATATAAATAAAGAAAATATTGTACATGTATTTAAGAATCAACAATCAGCAGCTCAAAGTAGAAATCTTAAAAGTGCTAATTGTATTTATAATTCTATGAAAAATAATAAATTATGTAGTGGTCATTATTTTTTAAGTTGGGATAATTGTAGCGATGAAATGAAAAATAAATACTTAGAAAATAATACATTACCAGAATTAGATAGAAGACATAATGCAATAAAAATAAATCAAATTCATCCAATTACAGATGAATTAGTAAAAACATTTTTATCTTATACTGATGTAATGCATGAGTTTCAAGTTTCTTTAAGAAAATTAAAAGAAGTAATACAAAGTAATGAAATATATAAAGGTTATAAATGGCAACTAATTAATAATTAATAATTAATAATTAATAATTAATTATTATTTTAAAGATAACTCTAATTTTTTAATTTCAATTGAATTTCCATTTGTTTAGTTTTTTCTTGATCTTGTTTAGTTTTTTCTTGTTCAATTAATAAATTATTATGTAATTGAACATTATCCTATAAATGACCAGTGGGTGAAAAATCACCCACATAAATTAATATTAATTAAACAAATTGTAAATCATCCGGTCACTTATAGGATAATTATTAAATTCATTTATTACTTCATCATGTAATAAATATAGTTCATACTTATTTATTTTCTTTTTATTAATAGTTTTTTGATAATCAAAAATATATTCTTTTTTCATTTGTTTCATATATTCATGAAATTTAATTTCATCTTCTTCTGAATTTATTTCTTTAATACCAATTAAATATAATTCACAATTAAAATCATTACATAAACTTTTATTTCTTTTATATAAATAATATGTATATCCTATTTTAATAATAATTTCATTATTATCAAAATTTATATCCATTATATACATATACATTATGTGTTTATTTAAATAGTTTATACATGGAATTTGTTTTATTAAATTAGTATAATAATTAAATATTTCAACTACTCGTAACATATATTTTTTATTTCTACAATTTAATTTATTTTTTTCATCATCTAAAAAAATACAATTCAAAGCATCATGAAATAATTTATTTCTATTATTATTAATTTTTTCTATTTGATTTTTACTTAAATCAAAAAGTATATTTTGACTAGGATCATAATATAATTTAGACATTTATATTTTGTAAATAAATAAATTAAATAATTGAATTTTATTTCAATTTTTTTTAATTAATATTGACTAAATTATAGATCTTTTAATTTAATATTCATGTAAAAATTATTTAGTCCTAGTATTAAAATTTAGTCACTTATAGAATAAGATAAATATTAAAAAATATTAAATTAATTATTATTTTTTTATTCTATTTTTTTTAGTTCTAATTGTAATTTTTATGTTTATCTAATATTTTTAGTTCTAACTTTACAACAAATTATAAATAGTTTATTCTATCTTTTTTTGTTTAATTTGTAATTCTAATTTTTTAATTTCTAATTCTATTTCCATTTGTTTAGTTTTTTCTTGATCTTGTTTAGTTTTTTCTTGGACTTCTATCTGTTTAGTTTTTTCTTGTGCTTCTATTTGCTTGGTTTTTTCTTGTTCAATTAATAAATTATTATGTAATTGAACATTATAATTATTAAATTCATTTATTACTTCATCATGTAATA